TCATCAACAACCTGTTACCCGTGAACGTGCTCACGGGCTCGAACGCGCAGTACCCGGGCGCTCGGATGTACGCGTCGGGTGGGTTTGGCTTCATCGACGTACCATTGCAGCAGATGGAGGTGCTGCCCGACGACGAGGTCGGCTCCGTGTTCGGCATCAAGCGCGTCGCTGTTGGCAAGCCCGAGTACCTCAACGTGCTTTCTGCCTCCACGTACATCAACGCGCAATCGTTCACGTTGGGGCCGTGGGGGTTCACAGGATCGGCCGTCCCTCCCGGCACGCCGTACGTGACGCAGTCGGGTGGTTCGTACTTCGTGACGTCGCCCAACGCTGGGACGCGGTCGGTCGTCCTGAACCTGCCGCGCGAGCGGATCGACGTCGACCCGGTCACAGCTTCGGTCGACGCCTCGGGACACGTGGGGGTCGTGCCCGACTACCCGTGGAACCCGCCGTTCGGGTTCGAATCGTTGAACGTCATCACCTCGTCGGGCCAGGACGTCAACTCGCTGCCCGAGGGGTCGACGTGGACGGGGTACGTGCTTGCCGTCAAGAGCCCCGCTTTTCCGCTGGCGAACTCGGGCCTCTACACCGTGGTGAGCACGAGCTACTCGCCGGGCTTCACTGCGGCTTCGAGCTCCGTCACGGGCACCTGGCGCATCATGTTTGATGCGCGGACGCTCGACTCGGCCTCCGTGCCCTTCCTTGACACGACGTTCACGTGGAGCGTCTTCCCGCCCGTTGAGACGATCCGAAGCGGGACGTTCGGCGGCATCGCCAACAAGGCCTATTACTACTTCGTGTGGAACCCGTTCACGGACACCACGGGATCCAGGACCATGGTCGCATCGCTGGTGGACAACAGCCCGTTCGACAACCTCTGGGGCCCACCGAACGACCTGCAGTACCATACGCAGGGATCCTCGTATATGCTCAGGGCCATCTACCAGAGCCCGCACGCCAGCGGTTGGCAGGTCCGCTTGGCTATGGAGAGCCTGTACGACCGGTCGCGGTCCTGCAGGGGAGTCGGCATGTCCATAGCGCCCGGATTCAGCGGTGCCAACGGCGACTTTCCCGCCAGGGGGCAGCACCTGCACGCGCCGATGTGGTGGAATTCTACCGACCCCACGTTCCGGGGCACGGCGGTGGGGTTGAACCCCACGCTCGTCGGTGACACGACGATCCAAACTGGCAACAAGGGGAACACGAACCAACCGCAGGACGATTACCGCTGGCGCTTTTTCGCGTGGGGAGACGATTCGACGGGTGCCGTCGTCGTCTGCAACCACAACCTGACGCGCTCGGGCGACGAGTTCGCAGCCTTCGGCCTGCCGGAGGACGAGACGAGGCCACTTCCATCCAACACCCTGCAGCGATTGTTCGTGGTGGGCCAGGTGTCGTCGAGCCAGGGGGTCGACTGGCGGTGCGGTACCGCGACCGTTGATGGCATCGCGGGCATGGCGTACAGCCTCAACCCGTTCGTGGGCCCCGTCTCGTGCATGATGAGCAGCTACGCCTACGCTGCCAACCAGCTGGACAACAGCAGCAGCATCAGGTTCGACGCTGCCGCGGCCGACACGCCGTTCCTGGGCGCGACCGAGCTGATCAGCGTTGACCTGATCGCCGGTGCTCGAGACACCCACGCCACGCCCGCCGGCGCGCCGGTCATGAACGTGGAACCGCGCAGGCTCGGTCGCATGCCCATCGCTCGCTACGGTCGGGCCACGGGCCAGCCCACCTGGTCGACGGTCGATGCATCTCGTTCATGGTTCCACACGATGAACGGTTTCTACCTTCCCTGGGGCGGCGTCGCGCCGCTTCCGTAGGCCATGAGCGATGGCAACGCTGGTTGAGCTGCAGGCTCTCGACGTCAATTCGTTCTACACGGGATCGTTGCTACCGCGCGCTGACAGCGTGGGGGTGGCGCAGTCCACGTCGACGCCCAGCCTCGATAGGACGCACGTCATCGACGACTCGAACCCAAGCACCAACCAGGGGATCGGAACCGTCGATTGGGATGCGATGCAGCAGCTTCCGATCGTGCCACCGCCCGCGATCGTCGACCACGACGCTTCGCGGTACAGGAAATCGTACGCCGCGTGCCTCCAGCAACCACGTCGCGTGAGGTTGTATCGACGTGGGACCTAGCCTGACGTAGGCCGAGGGGTATAATTGACCTCGGCATGTCTGGGATCCTGGACAGCAAGTCTCGCATCATAGACACGGTGATCACCGACGAGGGCCGGAGGCAGCTAGCCGCCGGCAGGATGAACGTCCGCTTCATCTCGTTCAGCGATGCTGCGGTGTTCTACAGGGCTGACGCGGTCTCAGGCAGCCAGGATGCGTCGCGTCGCCTCTACCTCGAGGCGTGCTCGCTACCGCAGGATCAGGTGACGTTCCGTAGCGATGGGTCTGGTGACCTGCTGCCGTTCGCGAATTCCGACGGCGTCCAGGTCACCGGCGGTCGCATCATCACGTACTCGTTCACCGCTGCGTCGGGGTCCACGATCTCCGGTTCATCGCAGCGCATATCCATCCTCACGGGTGAAGAGCTGGCCACCTCGGCCAGCGTCCTGCTCGAGTCGTCGTTGGACAACTTTCGCAAGCTGCGAACCATCTCGAGCGTCGATCCCCTCTTCGACGATGGCTTCGCTGTCGGTCCCGACGACGTGACGTTCGTGGTGACCGACGATCGACCCATCCCGGATGCATCCCTCAGGGCTGTGGATGTGACGGCGCTCCATAGCATCTTCAACGATCCACGCTTTTCCTCGATGCCGAACTTCAGGTACCTGCCCCCCACGAACAGGGTCCCCGGGGGCGTCGACCGCAGCGATGCATCGCAGCTCGCCCCCTACCTGCTGGGGGCGTACAGGCCGTGGGCGACCAGCGCGCATGGGCCCCTGACCTACGAGCAGCTCAACGACGAGCTACGAGTCTACGAGCAGCTGGGCTGCATGCGCACGGTCAACTTTGAGCCCACGTCTAGCGACAACAGGCTGTCGGGCCAGGCGTTCGAGCGTAGCTTCGACCGCCTGAAGAAGCTGGACGTCGTGGACTTCGGCGTCCATAGGACGGGTAGTCCAACCTCGCCGCTGGCGCACGTTTTTTTCGTGGGCAAGGTGGTGGTCGACGACAACGGCGTCGACACCTTCCTGCACCTCTTCACGATGGTCTTCGAGTGAGGTCACGACGTGTACTTTCGCTCTGACGAGCGTGCAAGGCTGCTGAGCATCAGCGATTCGTTCGCCCAGCTCAGCGTCGTCCACGCCAACGGCGACCTGGGCTTCACGTTCACGTACGCGCTCAAGCAGTCCGAGGCGGTCAAGCGAGGCACGACGCGCGTGGAGGTGAGCGTCTCGTCGAGGCAGGTCTCGTCCCCACGCGTGATCGGGCAGCGTGGGCGTGCTGACGCCGGGGAGCTGGTCCGAAGCGCACGGACGGCCATCATAGACGCGAAGTCGGCCGCCCTGCAGCGCTCGCGCTACCGCATCACGTCAAAGCAGAGCGACATCACGGCGGTGATCAACAACGAGGTCGTCCCGCAGCTCCTCGCCGGCGTCCCGCCCAGCAGCATCCAGTCGATGCGCGCCAACAGACTCACGCTGGTCCCGGTCTCCTCGTTGAAGAAGGCCAACGATCCTCGGCCGGTGCTGCATCGCCTCGCCAACGTGGCTGCCGTCCCCGATGTGCAGCTCGCGATGAGCGCTAGCCTCCTTGAGGATCCACGCTCGTTGATGCAGGACATGGTGGTGCGCCAGGGTGTGGATCCCTCGAGCGTGGCATCGTTCACCCCACGCGACGAACCTGCTAGCAGGCTGCGCGCCGGGACGCTGACACCCACCCGTGCCAACGAGACGACCGTCGATCCCGCCACGCGGCTCCTCAACCACTACGTCCTCGCCGGCGCGCCGGCGCCAGCGGGGTCCACCCAGGATCTGATCGACACTGATCTTGTCCAGGCCCTGGAGCCGTCGACCATCGATGCCGTGTCGGTCGACGTTGACGTCCGCCTGTCACCCTCCCAGCTGCAGCTCGAGGGCGCCAACCTAGCGCAGGTGTACGTTACGTTCGACCTCATCGCTGGCGACACGGGCCGGCCCATCGATTCCGTCACGAAGGTTCTGAACGTGGCGCGCCACGTCCAGCTCTACGTGACACCGAAGGTGCCTCCGATCGTGGGTATCGCGCGCTCGGAGGCCTCCAGCAGGATCAACATCGAGGTCAGGCAGGTGGACCGCGCGGCGACGGGCGTCCAGATCTTCAGGAAGATCGTAAACGTCTCGTCGAGTGACGCCGCCGAGTACGCGCTCATCGGTACGTACGACCTGGCGTCCTCCGACCAGAGCCTGCTGGTTCCGGTCGATCGGCCGGTCAGCTCGCCAGCGATCTACAGGGTCATCCCGGTGGGCCAGCAGTCGACGGTGGGGTTTGAGTACACGAACGTCGTCGTCCGCCCGGCGCGCTACACCCCCATCAAGGCTGCTGCGCTGGCGACGCACCAGGTCGACGTTGGGATCCAGCTGGAGCTGCGGAACCTGCCCGACGCCGCGGTCGCCGTCATGTTCTTGCGCTGGAACGCTTCGCAGTTCCAGCGTGATCCGCTGATCGTCAACTCCGACGCGGTGCTCATCGATGACACGGCACGCCGAGCGGGCATCGTCACGACCGTCGACGGCTCCGTCGACCGCTTCAGCACGTACCGTTACGTCGCCAGGATGACGTTCAACGATGGCATCTACCACGACGTTGGCCCTGTGGTCGTCGACTTCGTCCAACCGGCACCCGGCGCGGTCGACACTCGCCTCACCGACCTGACCGTGAGCCACGACACCGCGCCCAACGTGACGTTCACCATGTCGACGTTCACCGTCGACACCGACGTCGACGCGATCAAGCGCATGCTCGAGGTCCGCGGCATCGACACGTTCTTTTCGGGCGACGTCCAGCTGCAGCGCGACCAGCTCGGTGACCTCATCGCGCACAACGTGCAGCGTGTCGACCTCAGCACGGGCCAACGTGATGACTTTGGCGTCATCACCGATCGAAGCTTCGACGACGGAGCGCTGCGGCAGAACCAGTCGATCGGCCCGCTGCAGTACGGCCACAAGTACCGGTACGAGGTGCTGCCGCTCTTGCGCGCACCTGAGACGATGTTCGACTCGTTCACCAAGGCCGTCGTCGACCCGACCAGCAAGCGAAGCTACTCGTACAGCCCGTCGAAGTACCGCCATCCGTTGGCGCTGGACCGTGGGATCCTTGTCAGCCCGGGCGGAGCCCGCCTGCGCTACGCGAAGTCGCCGATGGCCTACGGTGCCGTCGGATCGATCGCGTCGGTCGACGTGTCGTTCGATGATGATTCGCTTCAGATCATCGACGCCTCAGCTGCCCAGTTCGACAGGTCGACGAGCGTCGTCTCCTGGAAGGTCGCCGGCAACGTTCACCGGGTCGACCACTTCCTCGTCATGAAGCAGGTCCACGGCATCCGCTCGGTCATCGGCAAAACGCACTCTGAGTTCCCGTACGGCAGCTGTCAGTACGCACACGTCCTGTCGGCAGCGGACGCCGGCGCCCTGAGCTACAGCGTCGTCCCGGTGTTCAACGACTACAGGGTGGGCAGCGCAGCGAACACGAACGTCATCACGATCGGAGCGGCATGATCAGGACCCTCAGGACGAACGCGGGGTCGTTCGCGAACATGGGCAGCGTCCAGCTGCAGCCCCTGCCGCTCTCGTCCATCCAGTCGACGCTCAACGCATCGGCGACCGCACCATCGGCCGCCAACCTGCAGCACCCCATCATCCTGCAGGACGCTGGGAGCGCCACGTTGCTCACCAACGTCAGCGTCGACGACCTGATCGTGCACCTCACCTCGGACCATGGGCTGGTCGTGCCGCTCGCGGCCCACCTCAACGCCATCGTGCCCTCCTACGATCCGGGCATGCAGGGGAACGGCGCACCCGCGTCACGGGAAGGCGCGGGTTTCATCGCTTCACCGACGAAGTTCCAACCGTACGAGCGCATCACGGGCATCGTCCAGGAGCGTCCTGAGATCGTGATGCTGACCCACATGGTGCCCCTCTTCGACCGAACCAACGTCGGTTCGATCCCGGGAGCCGCGGGCGCTCGGGCACCAACCCCCGCAGGTGATTACGCGGACGCGCAGCAGCAGCTCCGTGCCATCCGCAGCTCCAGTGCCCTTGATCGCATCGGCGATCTTGTCGCTCGGTACCCGAACGTCTCCCGCCTGCTGCAGCAGCGGCAGGATGTTTTCAGGCAGGAGCTCGTGCGCTTGAAGGACGATGCGTCCTTCCTGCTCAACTTCGTCAGGCTGCTGGAAGCCCAGAGGGTGCAGCTAGACCTGCGCCATGACCTTTACCAGGTCGACCCGACGGCCGTCAGCGAGTTCATTGCAAAGAACTTCAACCAGCAGCACCTGACCATCGGCCCGTTGGGCATGCCGGGTACGCTGGAGCAGCTGGCCCAGGTGGGCCTCCGTCCCTCGTACGATTTCATCACGTGCTTGGTCGACCTGGGGTACCTTGAGGAGTCGGCTCGGACGATTTTTTCTTCGACGAAGATCTGGTTGCAAACGATCGCCGAGGCGAAGGCGATGCTGCGCTACCACTCGCTCGGCATGGTCGACGTCGACGCGCTGTACCAACGCAATGATTCGAACCCCACTGTCATTCTCAACCCGCCGGTCCGCTACTTCGACCTGGCTAGCCCACCGAACATCCTCAACCTCGACGAGCTCGTCAACCTGCGGGTCGCCGACGTAGCAACGACGACCACGGCGTTGATTGCTGCTTTTCGGGCGACGTACCAGAACGCCTTCTTCAAGGACGAGGAAACGCGCGTGTCAGCCCTAGCGCACCTCCTCTCGAGGGAGTACAAGTACTCGTACGCGTTGACTCGCGATCCTGTGATCGGTGCGCTGCTTTCGTACGGCTACGACGTGCTTCCCGGTGGCAATCCTGCCCTGCTCGACAGCATCTTCGGCGTGCACGGTAACAACATCTCGGACGTCCCAGCGCTGCAGAAATCCCGTTCGCTATCGTCGGTCGCGCAGTTCGTCGATGGGTCGACCGGCATCCTAACGTTCGAAACGAAGTACGTCGATGGTGACACGGGCACCCTGACGCCTGGGGGCGATTACTACTTCAGCTCGTTGCTGGACAACGTGGGCTCCTCGCAGCTTAGCACGGCCCGTATCGACTCGCTGGTGCTTTTGCTCGAGGATCAGCTGAGCAGGCTCAACGTCGTCATCGATGGCTTCAACATGCTGAACCTCCCTGCGGCGCAGGGCTACGCAGCCGTCTCGTGGGTGGAACCTGGGACGCAGTTCCTCGCAACGACCAACGACGTCGTCCGCGCCATGGCGGCGCGTCTTATCAACGTGCCGACGGGGGAAACGCTAGAATCGATCGCAACCGACGGTCTCGGCGCCGTCTACGCCCAGGCGCGCTTCGACGACAGGGTGAAGTCGTTGTTGTTCATGCTAGCGTTGAGTCGCATCTCGCGCAGCTACAACAACCGCGTGCTGTTCTTGGCAGCCGGCCAGCAGTCCGACAACACGCCTCTCGTCGACCAGCTCGTGGAGCTCATCGCGGCCGCCATCAACGACTCCGTGGGCGAGAGCGCTGCGAGCGCGCAACGTAGCTCAGCAGGATCGGCGAACACGGGGTCACTTACGCTGGACGCCATCAAGCAATCGCTGAAGCAGGGCACGCCCCTGTCCCACGCGGTCGAGGAGTTCATCAGCGCGGTCATCACGCAGTTCAGGGTCAACACGCGCGCGATCGAGGGCAACTTCACCCGGTACAACGGGCACCTCGACACAACGGTCCTCATGGTCGCCTTCGACATCGCCGTCTCGATGATCGCGAAGTACACCGATCAGAGGTTCGTTGGAACCCACGCGGGGCTCCAGGCATTCCAGCGCAATCGTCAGGTCCTGGTGGTGTCCAACGCGGCGACGAACCACCTGGCATCGTTCAACCAGCTGCTGCAGAGGGGCGATGCTGAGAGCGCCCTGGCGCGCCAGCTGCTCCTCACCATCGTCAACGCGCTGCGCAACTTGAGCGGTTCGCTGCGTGGGATCAGCAACTACTTGACGAGCGATGACGTCCGCGCTCGAGTGCAGCAGATCGCATCGTCGATCGCTGCGGAACCTGCCACGCTGCGGCTCCTTATGAGCGAGCAGCAGGTGCTGCTGCTCGCCAGCAACGTGGAGAACCTTGCTGCAGCGGCCGGTGAGGGGGGCATCAACGGCCAACCGACCCGGCTCAACATGGCGATGGGTGCGGGCCGGCGAAGCTCGTTGCCACGGTTGCTCGACGAGGGCGCGATCCTACCGGCGGTCCGCGATGCGGTGTTTGGCTACATGTCGCTCGACGATGCGGCATCCAACGCTGCGTACAACAAGCGCATCCTGACCGTCGGCATCCCAGCCGGCTTCACGCAGCGCTTGAAGCAGCGAGTGAGCGTTTCCGACCAGCGTCGGTCAGCGTTCTCGGGAGGTCGGGTCGACGTCGTCAACGTCGTCGTCTACAAGGTCGACGTCCAGAACCCCGACGTCGTCTACAAGCCCGTGCGGTTCCTGTTCGAGATGGCACGCTTCCCCGTCCCGTACACGACGGGGCGTTGGTTGCAGCTGCCCGAGCAGCCCAGTATGGCAGACGTTGTTCGTTGCGTACCAACGCAGCGGTTTGCTTTCGGCAGCACCTCCCGTGTCATCGCGGGAGGTTCCACGGTGGAGTACGCTAGCCCAATCTCCAGCCCATCAGAACGCTCGCAGCAGGCGGCGTTCAGCGATCGAAGCTACGATTTCCTTTCTGAGCTGCAGAAGGCCCAGCTGCTCACGAACCACGTCACCAGCCAGCTCATGGAGAGCTACGTTCGCATGCTGACGGGGCTCGACGTAAGCGAGAGGTCGTTCGCGCTGCGACGTTCAGCCCGCACCATCACCACGACCGCGGCCCGGACGCTGGTGGAACACGTCATCGACAGCGTTAGGACGCCCACCGCGCCCACCGCGGCGGGCAACCGGTTGTTTGCAACGTCGATCGCTGGTGGCCGGCAACCGCCGGCCACGTCGCAGTTCAACGGCGTGCAACCCGCTCAGGATCCCACGGGAGGTCGCTCCTCGGGCCTAGCGACGGACGTCTCGCAGCTGACGTCCGACCAGCTGATCAACCTTCTTGAGGGCGTGAGATCCATCAACGTCCTCTCGAACGCCCTCAGCACCGTCTCCGATCCGGAGGCCGTCAGGTTGGCCGTCATGACGCCGAAGATCTTTGACAGGGTGTTCAACGTCGTCGTCGACTCACGCGACTTCGACGTCGACGTGCAGCGGACGGTGTCCACGCCGTTCGGCAAGCAAGCTCTCGAGCTGCTCGTGCTGCACGGGGACGTTATCCCCGGTAGCCCAACCGACCGTACGCCGCAGCAACTGGCGGCGCTCGTGGACGTCCAGGCCTTGGGCCGGTCGGACCTGGACGACGTCAGGCTTCGTCCGCGCGATCGTGCCCAGGGCGACCTGATCGCTGACAAGTACTTCGTGACGGTCGAATCGTTTGACGAGGTGTCGACGTGACAGTGTCGCAGCCATCACGTGAGATCTACGCCATCGACGTCCCGGAACCAACGGACTTCGTGGCAGCGTATCGGTACAACTTCTTCGTCCCCGACGAAAGCGTGAACGAGACGGGGGGCGTGCCGGCGTCGTTCCTGGCCAAGCCCGCCGGTGAGGTCGACGCGCGCGTGCTGCAGTATTCGATCACCCGCGTTCCACGAATGGTCCAGCTGACGTGGTCGAAATCGCTGCTCGCGGACGTTGCCGGGCAGGTGGACGAGCTTAGCCAGCGCAGCAACGCTTCGCGTTCAGTCGTTGGCCAGGACGGTAGCCTCATCCTGAGGAACGTCAGCAGCGTCGTCACCGAGGAGCAGTTCGCATCGCGTAACTACGTTGCGGTTCACTTCAGCGACAACAGCCTCGACCGAAAGCTGAGCGACGCCGTCTCGGGTTCGACCCTAGCCCAGGGCGCGGTGGGCGGCGACAGGTACCATGCTGCGCGTGCAACCTCGGTTGGGACGGGCGTCATCGCTCAGGCAGCGAGCGATCCGGGAGCTTCGTACGGCGCTACGTTCTACCGCGACGCCGGCGCCGGGTCGAACCGGTCCGGGACGGGGGGACTCCTCGTCAAGGACGCTAGCGTCCCAATCGAGCGTGAGCTTTGGGCACGCCTTCGGCGCGTCGGAGTGAACGTCCAGGTCAACGCCCGCCTGCTGCCCGGCATGCTCGACGTTGCCATCCGTGATCCGGCAAGCACGAACGCGGCGGACATGGCCGGCATCCAAGGGTACGCTCGCGCGGCCAAGCATGCCGTCGACAGGTCGAGCGCCGCGGCGACGGAGGATGACTACAGGCCGATCGTCCCGTTCGTGTCGCTGCGGGAGAACGATGCCGCGCTGCACCAGCAGAAGTACGGCGCGCAGCTGGTGGGGTACGTCATCGACAAGGCTGAGCTGCGGCCCGATGGGTCGGTCGTCGCGCATCCACCCATCGTCGTCGACAACCCGCACTCGACGTCGACGGCCGACTTCCGGGTACGCTTCAACGCGAGGTACCGGTACTCAGCCCGCGCCGTCGTCATGCTGACGGTGCCCGGCATCGACGACGTCACCGGCGACGTCGCGTTGATCCAGGTCCTGGTCAGCAGCAGGTCCTCGCCCCCCGTCGTCGTCTCAACGCTGCAGCTCGACAACCCACCCCCGCCCGGTGACCTGAAGTTCGTGTGGGACTACGGAGAAGAGAAGCTCCTCGTGACGTGGGCGTTCCCGGTGACGAGCCAGAGGTCCATCAAGCGCTTCCAGGTGCTATCGCGCGCCCGGGTCTCCGACGCCTTCGAGCTACGGAAGGTGTACGACTTCGACGATTCTCTCGTGCCCTTTCCGCAGAGCGAGGCGCCCGATCCCTCCCTCGTCGAGCGAGGTTCGTCGACGAGCTGGGTCGACGATGAGTTCGACGCTGCGGTGTCCAACGGTCGCGGCAAGGGCGTCATCTACGCCACGTGCGCCGTCGACGCTCACGGCCTGACCAGCAACTACTCTGCCCAGTACCGCGTTTGGTTCGATCGGTTCAAGAACCAGTTGCAGGTCGAGCTCGTCTCGCACTCGGGCGCTCCCAAGCCGTACCCCAACCTCTACCTCGAGGGCGATCTCTTCCAGAGCACGATCAGGGTCTCGGGCGGGCGCGCCCGCAGGATGCGGCTCTACTTCAACCCCGACTACTACTACACCTACGACGATCACGGCAGCTACTCGCCCGCGCTGGCGACCTTGCAGGCCGGAGGTGGTTATCAACTGCAGTTCATGAACCTCGACAACGCTGGCACGCAGGTCATCAACGTTTCGATCGACGATCGGACCACGCCGCAGGCGCCAGCATCACCTCAGTTCAACTTTGGACCCAAGCGATGAGCAGCGCTGCCTAGGCGTTGTAGTGTCGTGGGATGAGCAGCGTCCTGGAGCGGTGCTGGAAGAGCTGGGAGCGCGTGAACGGCCCCGCCCCCAAGGACACGTGGCTGTGGAAGCTCAATAGCGATCTGTTCGCGATGCTAGCCGGCAGCATGCCCAACGGCATCTCGCTCGACGCGGTCAATTTTCCGATCTTCAACGAGGATCTACCCGACGGGGAGTGCCGGATCGTGCCCGTACTGTCACACAGAATCCTGCTACCCGACGCCGTGCACGATGAGCGGGTTTCAAGCGCTCTGCAGCAGGTGATGTCTCACCTGTACGTGCCAGGCGCCTACGCCGTCAGGTTCCACTGGCCCCTCGTGCCGTGTGGCGAGGATGAGCGTAGGATGATGAGGATCAGGATGGCGGTGCTTTGCCGGTGACGATGCGCTACTTCATCGTGCTGCGCTGCTACCGCAGCCGCGCCGGCTGCTGCCGCCTTCACCTACCCATTGGGTGCGATCGTCAGGATGCTGAAGAAACGTTGTGGTGCGTGACGGCTTGGGGCGTATGTTGCCCAATGTGCGGTCTCACCCACGTCCAAGCATGGTTGGACGTTGAGTCGGCCCCGCCCGGAGAGCTCGTGGATACGTACAATGGCGCTCTTGCTGGCGGTGCTAGTACCGCAGATGGGGTTGAGGTGTAACATCGGCTTCCTGGACAACACGACGAACAACATCCTTCTGGACGCCGTCCTCACGGACGTCGGTCGCCAGTTCCTGGCGCGCAACGATGGCAGCTTTTCGCTGCACAAGTTCGCCCTGGGCGACGATGAGGTCAACTACGGGCTGGTGGCGAAGTACGGGCGCACCGTGGGCTCCGAGAAGATCCAGAAGAACACGCCCATCTTCGAGGCGCTGACGAACCAGTCGATCGCTGCGAAGTACAAGATGATCAGCGTGTCGAACCCCAACCTGCTGCGCCTGCCCGCTCTCGAGCTGTCGGGCGATGCCAACGTCGATGCGTTGAACGGGCTGGTCACCCTGGGACGCAGCGCGCAGAAGACGGCGAACGTCATAGTGCAGCAGACGATCCAGAACGAGACGACGATCGACGTCGAGCTCCGGGACCAGACGTTCCTGGTCGAGGTCCCGAACCTGTTCCTTCAGATCCTGAAGAACACTCCTGAGAACATCGACGGCAACCAGCGGGCGACGTACATTCTGACGCGCTCCCCCGCGGAGAACTCGTTCGGGGGGTCGAGCGTCCAGTTCACGGTCAACGTCAAGTCGTTGACCGACGCGCTGTTCACGGTGTACGGGACGACGGCCGACAAGACCAAGATCAAGGCCTTCATGAAGGTCACGGGCCTGCAGTCGGGCTCGGTGCAGGACATCGGCGTCATCATCGACAAGAACCTGTGAGGGTGACCGTGAACAACTTCACGAAGTTCCTCGATGGAAACAAGCACCGGGCTCCGTGGGAGCCTCGCGCGCCGCGGTCTGCGCCGGCGCCATCGGCGAGTTGAAAGGGTTGAGCATGGAATTCCCGAAGATCACGCACACGTTGGGCGAACTGATCGAGCTGCGTGAAAAGCTGCGCAACGCTGGACAAGGTGACAGCGCCAGTGCGCAGTATCTTGAGCTGCTGATTGAGCAGAAGGCGGCTGAACAGGTGGACGAACGAGCGGGGGACGTGTAGGCCATGGCAATCTTCAAGGAGATACTTCCGAGCGACATCAAGAGCGCTCGAAGCTTCCTGAACCAGCTCGTGGACGTCCTGCAGGAGGACGTCTCCGGTTCGTCGTCGCGGCGCAAGTACCAGGCGTTCGTCACCGGCGGCGTCGGGCCGGGCGTCACCAGCTCGCTGCACCAGACGGTCTACGACCAGGACTTCACCCTGCAGACCGCGAACGCGATCTTCGACATGACGGTGGGCCTGCAGCCGGGCGGCACGACGGTTCTGACGAGCCAGACGGGCGTCGACGCTGCGGGCAAGGAGCTGTTCAACAGCTCATCGCTGATGATGCGCGAGAAGATGGACGTCTACAGGCAGTTCTCGCAGGCCCTCCTCGGCGATGCCACGGCGGCGTTCTCGGCGCCCCTCGACTCCAGCAACGTCAGCGATCGAATCGACGTCGCCCTGTTCATCGCCTTCAAGCGGCTGTTCGCACGCGATAGCATCAAGCGTGAGACGTTCGCGATGCGCTTCTTCCAGACGGCGTCCATCATTGGGCCCAACGACAGCGCCCCTCGGGAGACCTTCCCGTCGCCGCCGAACCTGTACGTCACCTCGCAGTCGGGCTCCGCGATCTACACCGACATTGCCGCGGCGACCAACAAGCTCTCCACGTTCGGTGGGCAGGTGGGCAACGTCGTTGACAGCGCGAACACCAACCGCAGCGTCGGCCTGATGTTCTACGATCGGGGGGTGCTGGTGCTCGACCTCGCCAAGGTGACCAGCTCGAGCCAGTACGTCTCGGGCGCCATCGACGCGATGGCGCCGCTGGGAACCCAGGTGCTCGGCGCGGCTGGCACGCAGACGCAGTTCAGCTCAAAGTTCATCCCGGACTTCGTCGTCAGCGCGTCGATCGACAACATCGTCGACCACGTGGCCTCCTGCAGGATGGGCTCGGGGAGCCAGACGGCCGTGACGTTCCAGAACGTCACGAACATCAACAGCACGTTGATCTTCTGCCGGGCGCAGGCCGACGAGTTCAACTACTCGTCGAACCCCACGTTCACCGACAGCTCGAACAGGATCGTGGTCATCGACCCCGGGCAGGAGGACACGCAGCAGTCTTTCACCTTCGTCACCACGGTGAGCCTGTACGATGCCAACGACAACCTGCTCGCCGTCGCGAAGCTGTCTCGTCCCGTGCAGAAGAGCCCGGAGAGGGACCTGACGCTCAGGGTGCGGCTCGACTACTGAGGCGCCGGTGCCCGTTCGTGGACCAGGATGACATCGTTCCGGCGCATCGACCCGTCTGACGTCGAGACGTTCACGGTCGTCACCAACCCGATCAGGACGTACTCGTCGAGCTCCACGTCGGGCCCCACGGGCTCCGTCCACCTCTTCGCACGTCGTTCCCACGTGGAGAAGGACCCGGAGCCCGACTCGTCGTTCGTGGAGTCCGCTCACGACGATGCGCACCTTGCCGAGGCGCTCCACCGGGCCCAGTGGTTGGGGCGCACGCTGCGGTCGTCGTCCGATCCGGCGCTTCGTTCGTCGTTCTCGCAGCTCGTCCAGCAGTACATGCAGCGCGTCAACTCCGAGGGACAGTCGCTACGCAAGCAGCAGCAGCTCGACGTCGTCAGGTTCACGCCCCCGGCTCAGCTCAACAGCAACACGCTGCGCAAGCTCGTCATCAAGGACAACCTGCAGCCCTTCTACCGGACGTCGTACCCAAGCGCTCACTGGGCCTACACGAACTACAGCAGCCTCAACTTCTTCACGGCGTCGGGCCTTCCCACGTCGTCCGTCCTGCTGTACCCGAACGTCCCCGCCGGCGCAGGGGGCATGGTCTTCCACCAGGGATACGTGAGCGGGACGTACACGCCCAGCGGATCTTTCAGCTTCGATTTCTACGTCAACCCGCGGTACCAACCGAACGCCCGCGACGGGCGCTTCAAGGCCGGAACCCTGCTTCACCTCTCGTCGACGTACGCGCTATCGCTGGTGTCAGGATCAGCGAAGGACGAAAATGGCCGGGCCGTGGGCTACAGGCTGCAGCTGCAGCTCAGCCATTCTGCAGACGTGGCTCCCTCCCGTGCCCTGCCGGGGGCCTTCCCGTCCGACCTGATCTTCCTGTCGGACGATAACTCGCTGCAGCACAACAGCTGGCACCACGTGGTCGTGCGCTGGGGCACGCGCGACATCAATGGTGGACGCGGCACATTCAACATCGACGGCAAGGATCGCGGCACGTTCACGGTCCCCTCGTCGACCATCGCGCCGCAGCTCTTCGGAGCGTTGGGCAGCGGTAACCCGGACGTGCTGTGCGTCGGCAACTACTACGAGGGCACGAACAACGGAGCGTCGGCGCAGGCCCTGTTCTTCGCCAACGATCCAGCCCTGCGGGATGGGCTGCAGCAGCTCGTGAACGTGGGACCGGGCGTTAACGAACCGCAGCGCTATGCCTTCAATCACCCGCTCAACGCGGAGGTGCACGACCTCGCTGTCCGTAGGTGCTACATGTCGGACGACGACATCGCCGCCTCGTCCAGCGTGGGGCCCACCTTCCTCGACAACACGTTCGCGCTCTACGTCCCACCGTTCTTCGTCAGCGAATCGCCGTACCGGCGCTTCGTCGGCGACCACGGGGGGATTCTCGTTACCCCCTTCCAGGAGGTCGACGGGTCGACCACGGCGCCGTTCAGCGTGGCGCTGTCGTTCGGCATCGGGGGGCACCTGATCAACCTGGAGAACTACGTCCGTGACTTCGCCAGCAACGTCTTCCCGCGGCTGCACCACCTGACAGCGTCCGCGATCCTCGGCACGACCCAGGCTGAGACCGCCAACCAGTTCCTCTACTCGCAGCCGTTCGTCGCCAAGAGGAACCTGACCATCATGCCGTGCGATGATGGGCTCTTCGTGCCGAGCTTCCAGCTGCTGGCGTCGGAGACGCTGCAGCGGGCTGTCGACGACCTGGGCCTGGAGGAGCTGAGCTTCGTGCACCTCGACGACATGGTGCACAGCTCTAGCGCGCTGTTCGGCCCGGGCACGCTCGACGATGGGACGGACGACGCCGGCGAGCTCGTGGAGCAGCAGGTCGGCCACACGCCCGAGTCGCCGTTCGTGCCGGCGGGCCCGGCGTTCGCGGGGTACGTGCGGAACGTGGTCTCGGGCAGCGACGTGGAGGCGGGCGCGCCGCTGACAGTCTACCAGCGCACGTTGGACGGTTCATCGAACCAGGTGACCGTCTTCGACGTCAGCAACGTCTTCTACGGTTTCCGCATCAAGCCTGGCACCCTGCGACTCACCGACGCCTCGCTGTCAGGTTCCTCGGGCGCCATCGGCATCACGTTGGCGGACGACGGCCGCGGCAACGTCTACAGGGCTGACTGCATCACCAGCCAGTCCACGTGGGCGAGCGTCGGGAACGTCTACTACGACGAGGGGATCGTGGTCCTGAAGAGCCCCCACGTCTTCTTCTTCGGCCAGGATCAGTACGTCCTGAGCTTCCGTGGCGAGCAGCACGTCCACGTCATGAGGATCGACGCCATCGCTCCGAATAACCAGCTCAACTCCTCGAGCAACCCGAGCTACGCCTCGATCCCGCTGACCAATCAGCCGAACGACCCCGGGGGGGAGTTCGTCTACATCTCTGGGATCAACCTCCACGACGCCGACCTCAACGTGGTCATGAAGTCGCAGCTAGCCCAACCGATCGCCAAGCGGGTCGGGGACCGGATCCTCTTCAAGATCAAGTACGACTTCTGACGCATGGGGCATGGAGATGGTTCGAACGACGCTTGGGGGCTACGACGCTGGATCATCGCTGAGATATCCGATCCGCTGGGATGGAAGTACTTCCACATCACTCACGACGACCGGGGAGGACGTTCGTCTTCACCCCACGGGTGCCAACCTGGGTGAACTATGCCCAGGCTGAGGATTTCACCACCCCGCGCGTCTGCCTGCCCACCAGCGTGGAGGCTGCCGTGCGGGGAAAGTTCGGCAGCAGCGAACCCCGCTACTTTGGCCAACGTGAGATGTACGTCTACGCTGCTAGGTCGCTGGTGCGCCCGCTGATCCCCCGCTCCGGTGAGGACCTGAGCACGCCCGAGAACCCTTGGGGGCCCGACTGGAGCTATTCGGCGTACGCGCGTGCCAACGGCCTAGATCCCGGCAGCGAGGTCGAACGTGCTGAGGTCGTTCGCGGTCGCGTGAGCGATGATCCGAAGGATTCGAAGGTGGTCTGGTCGTTGGCGCCCGTGAGGATGGGCGCTGGTGGGCCGGCTGTGGCCCAACGATTCCAATCGACCAACGAAAATCCACCAGAAACTGATGCTGCGACCGGAACGGTTGGACGATGATGGTGAAGAAGCGTAGGCGACGTAGGAGAAAGCGCTACCGCACCGGCGTGCACCGGTCGCCGAAGGCCGCCGTGGAGTGCAGGTACCGCTCCGGCTGGGAACTGGAGTACATGGTGTGGCTTGATGGTTCCGACGACGTCGTGGCGTACCGGTACGAGGGCGTGCGCATCCCGTACGTCAGCAACGTCCGCACCGGTCGCACCAGAGGGTACTACCCCGACCTCATCGTCGAGTACCGCGACGGGAGGGTCGAGCTGGTCGAGATCAAGCCCTCGCGGCGGTTGGGCCAGGCGACCGTCCAGAAGAAGCTCCTGGCCGCACGGGAATGGTGCGATGCCCACGGTGCCTCCCTGGTCGTCATCACCGAGCGGGAGCTGAGGAGCCTAGGCCTGCTGGTGCCGAGGAAATCTGGCGGCCGCGTGGGTGACTAGTTACATGCCATGGACGCTGCCGGCCTGCTCAGGAGCTACGTGGGGTTGGTCATCCTCGAGCGTCGGGCCAAGGAGCGGTTCAGCATGGCCGACTTCAGATCGCTCCGCGATCGTCATGCGATGGCGGCCTACCTTGGAACCCACGCTGGTGTCCTAGGACGTGGCCTGGACCGTGAGGTGTACGACACCGGGTTGGGCTACGTCGTCAAGCTAGCGAAGGACGCTGCGGCGCGGGACCAGAACAAGCACGAGGTCCGCGTGGCGTCGAGGTTCCCGCAACAGCTGGTCGTGCCCTTCCTCGTCCACGATGCCGATTTCTGGTGGATCGCCGCGAAGAAGGTCAGGAACCTCGCCCCACGGGAGGTCGACGCCAGGATCGAGCAGCTGACGGGACTCTCGAACACCGATCAGCTCGAGAATGCCATCCGCGCTGGGTGCATCGCGCTGGGAAAGTACCGCGTGTGGTTGACCAGGTACGGCGACGTCGACGCATGGAAGGCGCGCCACGAGCGCCTCATGGGCCACAACGAGTGGTACGCCGAGCTGTTCAACGCCGTCGTCAAGCACGACGTGAGGGACCTCAACGAGGGCAACTGGGGGCTCGACGAACGTGGGAACCTCGTCATCATCGACCTCGGGGTTTAGGCACGCGGGGTTTACGCGTCGCACGGATGGTGCATGGTCCGGTCCATGGGCGATGCGATACTGGGGCTCGACGTGTCGACGTCGGTGGTCGGCGTGAGCATCGTCGACCCTACCGTCGAGCCGGTGGACGGCGCGCACATCAAGCTGCTCGATCGCATCGAGTTCAAGGGTTGCACGACGTTCTGGAGCAAGGCGGATGCCGTCCAGGCGTACCTCGTTCAGCTGCGTGCTGCGTATCCTGACACGATCGGGCGTGTTGCGGTCGAAGAGCCGCTGATGGGCTTCAGGCCCGGGATGTCTAGCGCCCAGACGATCACGACGCTGATGCGATTCAACGGCATCGTGAGCTACCTAGCGCGCGGCGTGTTCCTCTGTGAACCTGAGTACGTTGGATCGGCCCACGCGCGGAAGCTGTGCGGGATCAAGCTGCAGCGTACCGCCGTCGGGGGCCCCCAGAAGGAGCAGGTGTTCGCTCACATGTCGCAGAACGACCTTCGCCACGTCAGCTGGCCCACTAAGAGGAGCGGCCGGATCGTCGACTGGTCTCGCGATGCCTGCGATGCGTACGTCATCGCTCGAGCGGCTGCCCTGGCGGGATCCAACGGCTGAACAGAGCGCGGTTGGTGGGTAGTGTCAGGGTGAGGTGATCACCTTAACCGATCGCATCAAGTTCATTGAGGGGGTGTTCGGGCCCGGAAGGCTCGCGCGGAACTCCCGGAACCTGGACGTGCGCTGTCCGATCTGCGACCCGCACGACCGGTCGAAGAAGAAGCTCGCGATCCTGGTGGAGGCCGGGAAGGTGCACTGCTGGGTCTGCGGGTTCAAGGCCTTCACGTTGGTGCCCCTCATCAAGCGCTTTGGGACGCGCGAGCAGCTTGCAGAGTACCGCGATCGCTTCATGCCCGCCGACGCTCGTTGGGTGGAGCCCTCTGGCGAGGGAGATGTCGCTCCTGAACCTCTTCACCTCCCCGACGACTTCAGGATGCTGGCGACCCTGCCCACGCGTGACCCGGACGTCCTGGCGATGCGACGGTACCTGGAGTCACGTGGTATCACCGAGCGCGACCTCTGGCGCTACAAGCTGGGCCGCAGCGACCAGGGGACGTGGCGTCGACGCGTGATCGTCCCATCGTTCGACGGCCGGGGGGAACTCAACTACTACGTGGGGCGCGCCATCGACGATGGTCGCCGGCCCAAGTACGAGAACCCGCCCATGGACCGGCGGGCGGTCGTCTTCAACGAGCTGGACCTCGACTGGGGGTCACCCATGGTCATCTGCGAGGGGACGTTCGACATGATGAAGTGCGGCGATAACGCCGTCCCGTTGCTGGGCAGCGACCTGAACGAGCGATCGTCGCTCTTCAACCAGCTGCTCGCCCACGGCACCCCCGTGCTGCTCGCGCTAGACGGCGACATGCGGTTGACGAAGGTGCCGAGGAACGCGGGCAAGCTGATCGAGTACGGCATCGACGTCTCGGTGGTCGACGTCAGCTCGGATCCGGGCAGCATGACGAAGGAGGAGTTCCGCCGCGCTCGGGAGGATGCTCGTCCCTACGGTTGGCTCGATTCGTTCAGCGCACGGTTGGAACGCGCCTCACGCTTGTCGCTGCGGCGGGGGCTGTAATCTGCAGCTCGAGCAGGGTAGTATCGTGAGCACCATGGGCTGTCGCATCGCTCACATCGCTGACGTGCACTGGAGGGGCCTTTCGCGCCATGCCGAGTACCGTGAGGTCTTCCAGGCCTTCGCGAAGCAGGCCCTAGAGCAGGGCGTCTCGCATATCTTCGTCGGAGGCGACGTCTTTCACACCAAGACGTCGGGCATCTCGCCCGAGTACATCGACCAGATGCGATGGTGGTTGGGGCTGCTGGCCAACGTAGCGGAGGTTCACATCACACTCGGCAACCACGACGGCAACCTCGTCAACCTGACGAGGCAGGACGCCGTCACTCCCATCGTGGAGGCCATGGCGAACCCGAGGATCCACCTGTACAAGAAGAGCGGAGTCTACGAGTTCGAACCAGGCTACAACTGGTGCATCTTCAGCCTCTTCGACGAGGAGGGGTGGGATTCGGTGGAGCCCGTCCCCGGAAAGGTCAACATCGCCTGCTACCATGGGCCGGTGAAGGGCGCCACGACCGAGTCGAACTGGCGGCTCGAGGAGGGCCTGAGCGTGGAGTTCTTCGAGCGCTTCGACTTCTGCCTTCTCGGCGACATCCACAGGTTGCAGTACCTCGGCGCACGCCCCGCCGAGCTGACCATCGAGAAGGACGACCTGCGCCTGTACCCGGGCGCGGACGTCCTGGGGGTCGCGGGGTGAGCGAGCAGCTGAGGATCAGGGCGCAGCGTGGTTGGATCGCCTACCCGGGGTCGACCATCCAGCAGAACTACGCGGAGGACGTCAAGCACGGCTATCTGCTGTGGGACATCGTCGACAGGGATCATTTCGACGTACGCTTCCATGAGCTGCCCAACCCGAAGCCCTTCGTGACCATCGAGTGGGCTGGCGACGTGCAGTCGACGCTGCTGGTCGCACGTGATCACCTGCAAGGTTCGCGCTTCCGGGTCCGGACCAGAGAGCTCCTATCGCAGAAGGACATGGCCGCGCTGACGTCGCAGCTGAAACTCGAGATGAGGGCGACGGAGGTCACCTTCAAGAACGAGCAGCAGGCCAGCCGGGACGTGATCAGCGCGGGGGGCGAGTCGCTCGCCAGGAACGACCTCAGGAACGTCGAGGTGCTGACGCGGTTGGTGCGAGACTACTACGCGGACCGAACGTTCAACGACGAGGAATGGGCCACGGTCAGGGCGCTGACGACCGCGTACCTGCAGAACGCCCTCGACCTGGACGACACGGTCAGGAACACGAAGTGGTCGCTCCGCATGCTGCGGTTCGACAACACGTTCGCATACGGATCTGGGAACGTCATCAACTTCGACCGCCTGGACGGCGTCGTCGGCATCTTTGGGAACAACCGCGCGGGGAAGTCGTCGATCGTCGGCACGTACATGTACGCGCTCTTCAACACCACGGATCGCGGCAGCGTGAAGAACCTCCACGTCGTGAATGTCCGCCACCCGTGGTGCTATGCGCAGGCGGTCGTCAACGTCAACGGTGGCAACTACATCATCGAGCGGCAGACGACCAAGCACGAGTCGAAGAAGGGCGTCGTCCACGCGGGGACGTCACTCAACGTCTTCGGGATGAACGACGAGGGCGAGGCCGTCGACCTGGTCGGCATCGAGCGCAAGGACACCGAGCGGACGGTCCGCCGGCTCATCGGGTCGGCCGACGACTGCCTGCTGACGTCGGTCGCCGCCCAGGACGACGTCAAGCTCTTCATCAACCAGGGCACCACCAAGCGCTGGCGCGACCTGACGCGGTTCCTCGACCTCGACCTCTTCGACAAGATGCACGAGCAGGCCAAGCTCGACATCAACGCGTTGAAGGCCAACCTGCGCAGCCTGCCCGACCGCGATTGGGACGACCAGGAGCGGGACAACGACAGGAGGATCCACGAGGTTGAGGAAGGCATCGAGGACAGGGAGCATCGCCTTCAGGACGCTCAGACTGCGGTTCGTTTGCTCCATGCGCGCCTCGCTGAACATTCCAGCGTTGAGCTGGTGACCCCAGCGCAGGTCGAGGCGCAGTCAGCCCGCGTCGTCGCCCTGGACGCGAGGCTCGATGCCGCTAAGGGCAAGCACGTGGGCGCGGTGGCCGAGATCGAGCGATCAGAGCGGAAGATCGCTTCTGCGGACGGCGTCCTGGCCCAGCATGACCTCGCGGGCATGAGGCGTCGCCTGGACGCCGTCCGGAGCATCGAATCGTCGTTGAACGACCTGAAGCACGTCCACGCGAAGGACGACGCGCTCGTGCGCCAGCACGAGCGGTCGCTCAAGATACTCGACGACGTACCGTGTGGGGAGTCGTACCCCACCTGCAAGTTCATCAAGGACGCCTTCAAGAGCAAGGAAAAGATCGACCCGCTCCGTGAGCGCGCAGCCCGAGCCCTCGAACGCGTCCAGCGAGCACAGGCCTCGCTGGAAGAGCTGCGCCAACCAGATCTCGTCGACCAGATCAACAAGGTCGAGCAGCTCGGTGCCATGGCGGCGAAGCTGCGGTTGGACGTCGCTGCCCGTAAGCTCGACGTCGTCAAGCTGGAGATGGCGATCAACGACCTCGAGGCTCAGCTGCAGCCCAACCGGCAGCGGTTGGAGGAGCTGCATGAGGCCATGAAGAACGAGGAGAACGTTGAGCTGGTGTCGCTGCGCCGGGAGCTCGACGACGCTGAGCGGGCCGTGAAGCAGCTCGATCGAGAGAAGCTGGCCATGGCCTCGGAACGTGGCAGGCTGCAGTCCGACCGCGCCAAGCTCGAGCTCGACCGCGTGAGGCGACGGGAGCTGCTGCGCTCGATGCGAGCGCACGAGGTCATCGCTCATGCCTTCTCGCGCCGCGGCATCCCGAACATGATCGTGTCGTCGCAGCTGCCGGTCATCAACGCAGAGATCGCCCAGATCCTGCAGGGGATCGTCGACTTCACGGTCCAGCTCGAGCAGGACGACAGCGATTCGATGGAGATCTACATCGACTACGGCGACAGCCGTCGCATCATCGAGCTCGGCAGTGGGATGGAGAAGATGATCGCGTCGGTGGCGATCCGCGTTGCTCTGATCAACGTGTCGTCGTTGCCCAAGGCCGACATGCTCATCATCGACGAGGGGTTCGGTGCGCTGGACCCGAGCGCGGTCGAGGCGTGCAACCGGCTGCTGGTCGCGCTCAAGCGCTACTTTCGGACCATCATCGTCATCACGCACGTGGAGGGCGTCAAGGACGTCGCCGACCACATCATCGAGGTGACGCGGTCGGAGAAGGACGCGAAGGTCGTCTACGATGGGCCGTGATCCTCGCCCCTACCTGGACGGCAGGACGATCGAGGAGCGCCCGGAGGGCTTCGTCATCATCAGGCCCGTCGACCCCTCGCCCGTCGTCCCGCTCGCGTGCCCGGTCTGCGACCATGTGCTGCGTTCACGGGACGACGAGCGTTCGTGGGAAGCGTACGCCTGCTGCGAGCGCTGCGCCATGCTGTGGGCCCACTCCCGCCGCGATGCATGGGCCAGGGGATGGCGGCCCACCCAGGAACAGGTGGCCGAGGCGGAGGCCTCACGGCCTCCCATCCTGACGATGATGCGCTGCGATTAGCGCCATCGTTGCCATAGTTAGACGGGGAGCTCCGTCACATGGCAGACATCGACTACTCAGCGCTCGGTCAGGCGATCGACACGACGTGGGGCCGCTCGTCGACGCCCAGGACGTCGTCGTACTCGGTGAAGTTGACGATGCAGGGGAGGGATCGCCTGCTCGTCTCGTACGCGGTGGTGGTCAACTTCGGCACCGAGCGGCAGATGATCGAGATGAAGAGGCGCTACGCCGAGGAATCGATCGCCGTGACCAACGACGCGGTCAAGCGAGCCAAGGCCACCTACCGGGAGCTGACGGGGAACAGCATCAAGGCGAAGGAGCTGTCGGCCAGCGACAGCCTCGAGATCATCAGCTTCAACGTTCACACCGCGCGCCGGACGGCCTACTACCGTCGCAAGGCGATCTTCGAGGTGGCGTGACCGCCCAGCCGCAGCCGCAGCTCCGCGCGCAGCAGATCAACGAGATCGTGCGCTGCGGCAAGGATCCGGCGTACTTCCTCAAGAAGTACGGCAAGATCCAGCACATGCTACGGGGGACGATCCCGTTCGAGACCTACCCGTTCCAGGACGACTGCATCGGCGCCTTCCTCAGGTACCGCCTCAACATCGTCCTCAAGTCGCGGCAGCTGGGGCTGTCCACCATCTGCGCTGGCTACGCGGCGTGGTTGGCGATCTTCCACAAGGACAAGAACATCCTCGTCATCGCCACGAAGCTGAAGACGGCGATCAACTTCATCAAGAAGGTGAAGTTCATCCTGCAGAACCTGCCGCCCTGGCTGCTGCTGCCCAAGGCTGACATCACGAAGCAGGAGATCAACTTCAGCAACGGTTCATGCATCGTGGCGATCCCAACGTCACCCGACGCCGGCCGCTCGGAGGCCCTGTCGCTGCTCATCGTCGACGAGGCAGCGTTCATCCACGACTTCGAGGACATCTGGACAGGGCTCGCGCCGACCTTCTCCACCGGCGGCAGCGCGATCATCCTGTCGACACCCAACGGCGTCGGCGGGCAGTACTACAGGCTGTGGACCCAGGCGGAGGCTGGGCAGAACGACTTCAACCCCATCCGCCTGCTCTGGGACGTGCACCCCGAGCACGACCAGGCATGGTTCAACAAGGAGACGCGCAGCCTTCCCAAGCGCAAGGTGTCGCAGGAGTACCTCTGCGACTTCGTGTCGTCCGGCGACACCTTCCTGCGCCCCGAGGACCTCGAGGAGCTGCGCGGTAGCATCCGTGAGCCGCTCGAGCGCGCCGGGCACGATCGGAACCTCTGGATCTGGCAGCCGGCGGTGCTGGGCCGCACGTACGTCATCTCCTCCGACGTGGCCCGCGGTGATGCCGCCGACTACTCGGCGTTCCACGTCATCGACGTGCTCAACCGTGAGGTGGTGGCCGAGTACATGGGCAAGATCCCGCCCGAAAAATTGGCCGACATGCTGGACGAGTGGGGCCGCGTGTACAACGACGCGCTCCTCGTCCCGGAGAACAACACGTTCGGCTACTTCGTCAACGTCAAGCTGCGCGACTCCCTGAAGTACAAGCGCCTGTACTACCGCAGCAACAAGGGCGACCCGTTCAACTACATCCCGATCGACCCGACGGAGCTCCCGGGCTTCCAGACGGACCAGAAGACGCGGGTGCAGATACTGACGAAGCTCGAGGAGATGGTCCGCAGCCGCGCGCTGGCGGTCCACTCCCGGCGGCTCTACGACCAGCTGCAGGCGTTCGTCTGGAACGGGAACAAGCCCCTGGCGGGCAAGGACAGCCACGACGACCTGATCATGAGCCTGGCGATCGGCTGCTGGTTGGTCGACGGCAGCTCCAACGTCGGCGAGCAGGCGATCGCCATGTCGAAGGCCCTGCTGCAGGCGACGACCGTCATGCGGCGCAGCGTGCTCGACATGCCCGGGGGCCTGGACGAGGCCGGTCCCATCGTCAACCCGAGCATCAGGGCGGCGAACGTCCAGAGCGTCTACCGGCCCCGCGACGCCCGGATGGCATCGCGCCCGCACGCCCCCCGCGGCGTCGTCGACTTCGGGTGGCTCCTCAGGTGAGGATGGCCGCCCAACGATACCTACAGCACGGAGGAGAGCATCGCATGCCGGCACCAAGCATCACAGCACAGCGCCTCAGGACCATCGTCAGCGAGGAGCTGCGCAGGCTGGGCGAGCGGGTCGACCACAAGGGGATCAGCTCGGTGGTGGCCGTCGCCTCGAAGCTGATGGAGGCGATCGAGTCGTTCAAGGAGAAGGCGCCCCCCGCGGCCCTCAACGCGGTGACGCCCCACGTCTCCGCCCTGGAACGGTCGCTGGAGGACATGGTCAGCTCGCCGGGCTCGTACGTGCAGGTCCCCCGCCGTGAACCGCAGCGGGTGTCGCTGAAGGCGGCCCATGCCGAGGGACGGGTCGCCGAGTCGACGGGCGAGGCCGGCCCCGAGCCGGTGGATGGCGACAGCTGGGAGCACCTCGAGGCCGGCGGCACGTACCGCTGCAGCTCGGGCGACGACAGCACGGTGGCCACCTTCGACGGGTGGTTCGGGGAGGACGGGCAGCCGACGGACGTCGACGACCCGAAGGGGGTGGTGCTGCGCTTCACCGACGCCGCTGACGGCTTCAAGTGGGAAGCTTACTGGCACGTCGACCGCTTCTGCACCGGAGCGGATGCCGACACCCTCAGCGTTGAGGAGGTCGACGGCCCGGCCGGTGCCCAGGGCGCGCCGCCCGGCCCGGTGTAGATTGGCGAGGAGCCGCGGCGGGTCGCCCGGCGGGGGACGACGGTGACGACGATGGCACGTAGCACGCGGACGGTGCACTGATGGCACGGGGGGAGCAGAAGAGCCTCTTCCGCAGGTTGACGCGCCTCTTCAGGAGCGGCCCGGTCGTCAAGCGGAAGATCCGGGCCCTCGACACCTCGATCGCCGTCGCCGACAAGTCGAAGTCGTCGGGCACGCTGCTGTTCCAGAAGAGCGTCTCGCCGACGTACGCGACCATCACGTCGAACGCGTACAACCTCTCTGAACGCCTGATGCGCTATCAGGATTTTCAAGAGATGGAGTATTCACTAGCGAAATCTACGCTCATCGCCACGCCGGATGGTTTCAAGACCATCGGTGATCTCGCGGACGAGTGCGCAGCGGATCCCGACAAGACGTTCATCGTCTACGCGTACGATCACAACGCGAAGCGCATCGTCCCCGCCTGGGGGAAGCAAGCGCGGCAGACGTGCGTCGACCACGCATGGAAGGTGACGTTCGAAAACGGACAGAGCATCACGGCTAGCCCGGAGCATCGCTTGATGCTGAGGGATGGCTCCTACAGGCGGGTGGAGGACCTCAAACCCGGCGACAGCATGATGCCCTTCTACCGGAAGGACCTGTTCGAGAACGCTGAAAGCGGCACCAAGGGCTACCGGTGGGTCTACACGATGGACGACCGGTTCTGGGGGTGGACGAAGGAGCACCAGCTGATCGCTGAGTGGGTCGCCGGCAGGCAGCTGGAGGAGGACGAGGTCGTCCACCACGTCAACTTCGTGAAGGTGGACAACCGCCCCGAGAACCTCCGCATCATGCGGAAGGTCGACCACGATTCGTACCACGCTGCGCTGAACAACGGGGTGAAGTGGGCCCCCGAGAACAACGAGTGGGTCGAGGAGTTCAAGCGCAGGCACGCAGCCTGGATGCGTGACAACGCACCGACGGCACGTCACGACGTCACGTTCCCACGCATCGTAGAAGCAGCGGAGCGAGTCGGCTTCAGCATGCCGGCGCTGGCGTCAGCGCTGGACGCGTCCTGGACGCTCATCCTCGAGCGGTTGGTGGCGAACGGGTTCGCGAACTTCAACCAGTTCGTCCAGGCCTACGCTAGCGGGCAAGCTGAGACGCTGGTCGAGCGGGGCAAACCCGGGCTCCTGACGCGCGACCTGAGCCTGGAGCTCCTTCGACGGACCATGCTCCATGACGACACCAAGCGGTCGTTGTGCATCAAGCTGGGCTGCACAGTCAACGTGCTCGACAAGTTCCTGGCCCGCCGTGCCATGGTGTCATGGTCGGAGCTTCGAGCGAGCATGGGGTTCGTGGACTCCACCGTCGTCACCCGGGCGCGGAAGAGCGCCAGGAACGGGGGTCGACCCAGGAGCGCGGACGGCAACCCGCTCACCTTCCAGCAGATCTGCGAGGCCTACGCCCCGGGCCTGACGCTGCCCCGCCTCTCCGAGCGGTTGGGCACCAACAAGAACACCGTCATCTCGCGCCTGGCCCAGAACGGGTACCAGAAGTACAGCGAGTTCGGCGCAGCGTTTGCCAACCACAAGGTCGTCTCCGTCGAGTACGCAGGGGTGGTGCCGCTCTACGACCTGACGGTCGACGGCTACAAGAACTTCGCGACCGACTCCGTCGTCTCCCACAACACGCCCGAGATCGCGGCTGCGCTGGACATCTACGCGGACGAGACGTGCAGCCAGGACGAGAAGGGCGAGATCCTCCACGTCTACTCGGAGAACGAGCGCATCAAGGAGCTGCTGGAGGACCTGTTCGTCAACGTCCTCAACGTCGAGTTCAACATGCGCAGCTGGGTCCGGAACCTCCCGGTACGTCGCGGCACGGTGATCCCGCTGCTCGACGGCCGCGACGTCCCGATCGAGCAGGTGGCCGAGGAGGTCTCCCAGGGCCGCGAGGCGTGGGTCTACTCGGTGCAGGACGGCACGCACCGGACCGTCCCGGGGCGGGTCGCCTGGTGCGGCCTCACCCGCAGAGCTGCGGGCTTGGTCAGGGTGCACCTGGACGACGGCACCCACGTGGACTGCACGCCGGACCACGAGTGGGTGCTCAGGGATGGCCGGCATTGTCGTGCTGATGAGCTGCAGCCAGATCAGAGCATGATGCCCTTTTATAGGAAGCTGAGCTCGCAGGAGGGGGGCGATCGAATCGAGGGGTACGAACAGGCGTACGATGCGATGACGGGCAAGTACGTCTACACGCACCAGCTCGTTGCATCTGATGTCTGCATCGACAAGGGAACGGTCGTCGGTTCACGTGTGATCCACCACGTTGACTTCGACAAGCGCAACAACAGGCCCGATAACCTTAGGGAGATGGAGTGGCACGATCACAGCCGGCTCCACGCTGATCATGCTGAACGGATCCTGCTGACGCCCGAGGTGCAAGCTCGCCGGCGGGCTGTAGCGGACGCCTGGCTTCGTTCTGATCGTCATCGAAAAATGGCGAAGGAACAGATGGCCGCCCGCAAGGCACGCGGGGAGATGCCCTCCTGGAGCGCCTACAACGCGACGCCGCTTCACAAGGAGCACAACGCCCGCCGGCGCGAGGCGATGAAGGAACGCTGGCAGCACGAGCCGACGAAGGCGCGCTGGAAGGCAGGCCTGGCCATCAAGTTCGACGATCGGGCCGTCGACCTCCTCGTGGGGCGACTCGAGGCCCACGGAAAGTACGTGGCCCCCGCGAGGCTGGGCAACATGCTCAAGGAGGACGAGGCCTTCATGGGCCACCTCCGGGCCATCAACCCCGGATCGCAGCGTGACCTGACGAGGTGCCTGTCGAGCGCGACAGGGATCGGATCGCTGCTCTCGAAGGCCGGCGTGGGTTCCTACCTGGAGCTTGTGCAGGCGCGCCTTCCCGGCATCGCGGCCACCCCCTGGTTCAAGCGTGCGCTGGGGAAGAGCGAGCGGCTCAGGGGGCAGGTCCCCGCTATGAGGGCCCATCGGGGTAACCCGGTCGCTGGGGTTCCTGCTCGCCTCAACCACAAGGTGGCCCGCGTTGAGCGGTTGCAGGACGTCGACGACGTGTACTGCATGGAGGTGCTCGGCCCGAAGGGAGAGCACGATCGACACCGCTTCATGACCTTGACAAGCACCGTCAACTGTAATGGTGCAAGTAGTGGAATTTGTTCAGCAAATTGTAAGTACGGCGACATGTTCCTGTTCAACGACGTGTCGCCGGAGTACGGCGTCGTCAACGTCTTCCCGATCCCCGTCAACGAGGTCGAGCGCGAGGAGAACTACGATCGCACCGACCCGTTCGCCGTGCGCTTCCGGTGGGTGTCGCTGGGCAACAGGACGCTGGAGAACTGGGAGGTCACGCACTTCCGCCTGCTGGGCAACGACATGTTCCTGCCCTACGGCTCATCGATCATCGAGCCCGCCCGGCGCATCTGGCGCCAGCTGATCCTCATCGAGGACGCCATGCTGGTCTACCGCGTCGTCAGGGCGCCCGAGCGCAGGGTCTTCTACATCGACGTGGCCAACATCCCGCCCAACGAGGTGCCGCTCTACGTGGAGGAGCAGCGAGCGAACCTGAGGACGGCCCCCGTCGCGGACAGGACCACGGGCCGGGTCGACCTGCGGTACAATCCGATGTGCATCTCGATGTCGACCCGTATTAAGCTGCAGGACGGCCGCGACCTGAGCCTGGAGGAGTTGATCTCAGAGTGGGATGCTGGCAAGCGTGACCAGTGGGTGTACTCGATCGACCCGAAGACGCTTCGGTACGTCCCAGGAAGGGTGAGTTGGGCCGGCGTCACGCGACGTGACGCCGAGCTCGTCAGGGTGCATATCGACGACGGCACTTGGCGAGACGTGACTCCCGACCATCGTTTCATGCTGCGTGACGGTTCGTACCAACGGGCCGACGAGCTGCAGGCCGGGCAGGCATTGATGCCGCTGAACGTTCGCATCTCATCGCGTGAGGACGGCGATGACATTGTGGGGTACGAGAAGGTCTACGATCCCGCGACGGGGACGTACGTCCTCACGCACCGCAGGAACGCGAACGCCGTCCACGCTGACCAGCGCGAGCACGTCCGCTCAATGACGGACTGGAGCGTGAACAACAACCTGACCGTTCACCACGTTGACTACAACAAGCGGAACAACGACCCGTCGAACCTCCGATGGATGGGGAACGTTGACCACGTTCGCATGCACGCTGCCAACGGGCGTGCGAACCTGATCAGGTGGAACAAGAGCGAGAAGAAAAAGCTACGGGTGTCGCAGTTGAACCATGAGCGCAACTCCGTCGCTGCGATGCGGCACTACAACGGCAGCGCGCTGCACGCGTCGCACAACCCACAACGACGTGAAGCCCAGCTTAAGAAGTGGGCGGATCCCGAGCGCCGCGCCGCGGCGCAGCAGAACATGCGCTACGCATTGACCGACGTGATGTTCGAGCGGCTCATGGACATCGTCAGCTGCAACCCCAAGCTGGGACGTGCTAGGATCCATGCGCTCCTGATGCAGGACGCTGCGTTCGTCGGTTCCCTTCAGCAGCAGCCCACGCAGCGTGACATCTCTCGCTACAGCCATGCTGCCTGGGAGGGGGAGCTCAAGCGACGGGGGTACGAGGGACTGTCAGGGCTGCGTCGCAACATCGTGGGGTATCAGAACCACAAGGTCGCCCATGTCGAGAGGCTTGCTCGGCGCGAGGACACCGGCTGCATCAACGTCGATGAATGGCATAACTTTGCTGCTGGGCCTAACAAGCTGGATTCAGTAGTAGCGTCTAACAGTTGGATATTATTGCATAATAGTATCGAGGAGGATTACTTCATCCCGATACGGGGTCAGGACAGCGGCACCAAGATCGACACCCTGGCCGGCGGCCAGAATGCCGCGGCCGTCGAGGACGTGGCGTACATCCAGAAGAAGATGTTCGCTGCGCTCAAGGTGCCCCGGGCGTACCTGGGGTACGACGAGATGCTGTCGTCGAAGGCGACACTTGCGCAGGAGGACATCAGGTTCTCGCGGACGATCAACGTCATACAGAAGACCGTCCTGGCCGAGCTCAACAAGCTGGCCATCATCCACCTCTACGCCCATGGCTACGACAACGAGGACCTGCAGAACTTCACCCTGCGCCTCAGCAACCCGTCGACGGTGGCCCAGCAGCAGAAGCTCGAGCTGTGGCGCGCTCGCTTTGAGATCGCTGGTTCCGCCCCCGAGGGCATGGGCTCCAAGCGCTTCATCCGCAAGGAGATCTGGGGGCTGAACGACGAGAGGATCGAGGAGATCGACGATGAACGTCTCAGGGAGCGGATGGTCGACGCCGCCATCGAGGATGCGGTGGCCGGCGAGGGCGGGGCTGAGGGCGGTGACGACGACCTCTTCGGCGCTGGCGAGGAACCTGCGGGGCCCAGCGGCGACGAGGGGGGAGACGAGCCGGCCGGCGAGGCGGGGGAGGAACCGCCGGAGGAGAACGCCGCCCTCGACCCGGAGGAGCTCGCGGCTCCAACCGCCGGGCTGCTGACCAGCGACGACGATCGGGGCGACGTCGCCACGCTGCCGCTGCCCGGCGACCGGCCGGTGAGGGTCTCCAACCAGCTCGACCGTGCCCTGTACAACCGTGCGCGCCGGCGGCACCACGGCGCAAGCTCGACCCACATGCCCGACTTCGAGCGGATGACGTCCCACGATGGGCCGGGAATGGACGATCCGTTCGATGCCGGCTGGATGCGGTCGATCGCCAGCAATCCCCTCGGCGAGGGCATGCCTGCCCGGCGCCCGGGAAGGTTGCCCCCCGACGTCGCGTCGACGCTGCGCCGGATGACGTCCATGTTCGACCAGCGCGCTGCCCCCCGCGACGGCGTCATCGCCGAGGGGATCGACGTACAGGACGAGGTGGACGCTCCCGGCCTGCTGGCGGTCGATGACGACGGCGGTGCTTTGGTCAACGAGGGTGTAGTTACTCACGACGAGGAGGGTTGACGATGGGCAGCGCCCCGGGGCACAACAAGAAGAGGAACGCGGGGCTGCTCTACGAGTTCCTCGTCAAGGCCATCTCGTGCGGGCTGGTCGAGGGCGACGAGCGCCGCGCCGCCCGGTCCCTGAAGCTGATGAAGCGGTTCTTCCGCCCGGGCACGGAGCTCCACAGGGAGCTGCGGTTGGTCAGCTCCCTCGTGCGGACGACGGTCTCCAGCGAGGCCATCGCCGCCGGCATCGTCAGGGAGGCTCGTGACGCGGCTCGTTCGCACGACGTTGCTGCGCTGGATCGCGAGAAGTCGCTGCTGATCAGCCTCGTGAACCGCACGCTGGGCGACGCGGACTTCTTCGACCGGCCCATCAGCGAGTACCGTGCGTACGCCACGGTGCAGACGCTGCTGAACGGTTGGCGCTCAGGCAACGCGGACATCGGGAAGCAAGCGCAGTACGAGGACCAGCTCGTGAGCTGGCTCGTGTCCGAGAAGGCAGCGCCCGCGGACGTCGTCGTCGATGCCGTGCCGTTGGGCGACCGTCGCCTGCTCATGCGCACCATGATGAGGAAGCTCAACGAGCGCTACGCGGGGTCGCTGACCCTTGAGCAGAAGCAGCTGGTGCGCGACTACGCCCTGTCGCCGGGCGACGGTACGGGGCTCAAGGAAAAGCTCTGCGTCCTCCGCGATCGCCTGCTCCAGGAGCTGGACGCCTTCAGGGCACGCCCGGACGCTGGTTACGTCGGCGCCAAGCTCGACCAGGTCAGGAAGGTGCTCCTGGACGAGCAGCTCGAGCGCGTGGACGATGACACGTTGGTGAGGTTCATGCTGTACGTCAAATTGAGCGAGGAGCTCACGGGGGAGGACACATGAGCTCTGGGCTGGTGCGGCTCGACAGCTGCGACATCTTCGACTACGACGTCGTCGTGGACGAGGTCCCCGCCACCGTCAACGAGGCGAACGGTCACCGGGTCGAGGTCCCCGCGAGGAAGCGAACGCTGCTGAAGGGGATCCTGCAGAAGGCCGACACGCTGAACCAGAACGGCAGGATCTACCCGCTCCGGATCCTGGAGCGCGAGGTCCGCAACTACCAGAAGTTCATCATCGAGAACCGGGCCCTTGGTGAGCTGGACCACCCCGACTCGTCCGTCGTCAGCCTGAAGAACGCGTCGCACGTGGTGCGCGAGGCCTACATCGAGAGCGGCACCGTCATCGGGACCATCGAGGTCCTGCATCTCACCCCGTCGGGCGCCACCCTGCTGGGGCTCGTCGAGTCCAAGATCAAGCTGGGGATCTCCTCGCGGGGCGTCGGCTCGACGCGGAAGCAGGGCGACTACTCGGTGGTCCAGGACGACTTCCAGCTCATCTGCTGGGACATGGTCAGCGAGCCTTCCACGCCGGGCGCCTTCATGATCCCGGAGGGCCGGCTCGTCGAGGCGCACGAGCTGCGCCGCGTGTTCAACCGCAGCGACCGCATCGATCGCATCGCCAACGAGATCCTGCTGCCCAGGAGCGGAGCTTAAGGAGAGGGATTCCGTGTTCAACAACCCACGCGTCGGCGCGAACTACGCCGCTGAGTTCCAGTCGTCGGGCCTGCCGTTCGTGACGTCGTCCACCGTCCCGGCCGCCGGCAGCCCGGCGAGGATCGACTTCCCGAACGTCACCAGGTTCATCACGGTGTCGAACAGGGACACGACCACGAACACGATGAGCGTGGGCTTCACGCTCAACGGGGTGAAGGGCAGCAACAAGTACGTCCTCAACCCAGGCCAGGCGGTGTTCCTCGAGCTGCGCGTCAGGTCGATCTGGCTGCAGGGAGAGTCTGGGACGCCGGCGTTCAGCCTGTGCGCGGGGCTGACGGCGGTCAGCTCCCGGGAGATGTCCATCCTGACTGGGACGCTCGACGACGGCTCCGTGGGCTGGGCGGGGGTGGGCTGATGCAGCGCGAGGTGCTGCTTCACCCCGACCCGCGCCTCGCGCTCCCTGCCACGCTCGTGCTGTCGTTCGACCAGGAGCTAGCGCAGATCGCCAGCGAGATGGTCAGCATCGCGCGGACCGCCGGCGGCGTGGGCCTCGCGGGCACCCAGCTGGCCCACGGCCTGGCGATCGTCGTCGTCGTCGACCGCGGTACGGGCGCCGAGGCCGACCGCTGGTTGACGATGGTCAACCCGAGGATCGTGGATCGCTCGAGGCAGATGGACGCCGCCGACGAGGGGTGCCTCTCGCTGCCGGGCCTGGTCAGGCGCGTCAAGCGCCATCTCGACGTCGTCGTCGAGCATCAGGACGTGCAGGGCGCGCTCCAGCTCGCGGCGCTGCGTGGCACGATCGCAAGGATCGCGCAGCACGAGCTCGACCACCTGCGCGGTATCACGCTGCTGGAGCGCACGGGTCGCCTGGCTCGGGGGCGACGGTGAGCGCTGTGAGGATGTCGCGGGGTGACCTGAAGGCTTTGGTCCGGGAGGTCATGGTCGAGATCCTGCAGGAGGGGTTGGGCGCCCAACCGATCGTCGAGCGTGCTCGTGCGGTCCAGCCCACCGTGCCCGCTCGGCGGCATGATCCACGCTTGGACGTCCCGGTACGCCGCTCGAACCAGGCGCTGGTGGCCGCGGTGAACGAGGGCTCGGGCGGTAACCCGATCCTGGCCGACATGCTGGCCGACACCGCCGTGACGACGTTGCAGGCCCAGGAGCAGCACGGCCACAACGGTGCCGGCGTCGCCCCACGAGCGGCCCAGAACGAGCAGTTCGACGGCAGCCCCGACGAGGTGTTCGGTTCCGGTGGCCGCCCGAGGGGCGACGGTTCGTCGTACTGGGCTGACCTCGCGTTCATGCCCACGAAGAAACCAGCGTAACGTTCGTCGCCGCTCATACTTAGACGTGAGCCCGAGCATCGAGGAGAAATGACGACAATGAACGCAAGCCGGAAGCCAGCCCGCCTCACGCCCAAGATGCTCCAGCGGATCATCAGCGAGGAGATCAAGAAGTTCGGCGAGATGGAGCCCACCGAGGACCACGCTCGCCGCACGAAGGAGACGGGCGCCGACGAGTACGCGAACACCCTCGACAAGCACATCGACTACATGAAGGCGCTCAAGGTCGAGGAGGGCCGGCTCACCAAGCGCCTCGGGCGCGTCCGGGAGGCCCTGGCCCGCGCCGGCGAGCGGCTGGTCGTCGCCAAGGTTTCCTGATCGGAAGGATGGTCGCTAGATGGGCCTGCTCGGAAAGTACACGACGTACGTGGGTGGCGTTGCCACCGACTCTCACAAGCTCCTCAGCAAGCTGTACCCCGCCGGGCCGTTCGCGGCCCAGGTGACGTCCGGCGACGAGAAGGCCGCGCAGCAGGTCGTCATCGCCTTGGCGACGGCCAACGTCGACAGCAACGGCGTCGGAGGCCTGCAGCCCGCCAACGGCCTGCAGGCGGGCGATCCGGGCATGTTCCCAACGGGGGTTCGGCTGGGCTTCGGCGACGCTCCCGACGTCACGCAGGTCTCCTGGAAGAACCCGGGCGACCCCGCCAACCCGTACGTCCCGGACATCACCTCGCCCGGGCCAGGGAAGACGGACGGGAAGGACAAGTCGGTCGATCCGCAGCTCAGCGTGCAGGACATGCGCGCCATCGCGACGACCGAGGATCCTGCGGGGCAGAACCTGCGCAACCCGTCGAACGATGGGCCCGCCATCTACAAGAGCAACACCATTGGTAGCCCCCAGCGGTTGGGCGACTCAGGCGGCAACACCTGATCGGCCGCTGCACCAGCAAGCACACCCGGGAGCGAAGTAGCGAAGATGCCGAAGCAGCTGTTCGAAGAGGCGCTAGCCGACGTACGCAGTGTCAAGCAGGTCGCTGAGGCTAACGCCAAGGCCTCCATCCTCGAGGCTGTCGAGCCGCGCATCCGTGAGCTGATCGACAGGGTGATCCTGAACGAGGAGCTGGGCTACGACGAGGGCTCGTTGGACGACATGCCCAGTTCGCCGGACCTGCCGGGCATGCCCGGCTACAGGGGGAAGGTCGCGGCGGTCGATGAGATGCCGCCCACGCAGGGGAACGTCCCGCCCGATGCTGCCGCTGCCGCTCCAAACGTCGTGGACCCTGCCTCTGTCGTCGTCCCCACCGTCGTGCTCCCAGACGTCGACGGAAAGGTGACGTTGGACCTGGACGACCTGTGCCCACCGGAGGCCGGTGCGCCCGTCCCACCTCCGCTGTTTGGCGCCCCCGTCCCAAACGGGCAAGAGATCAGCATCGAGTCGACGAGGTTGCCGTCCGTCGCCTCGACCGTCAGGAGCATCACGGAGCGCGTTGCGTTGCTGCGCTCCGCCGGGCCGGTGGTGAGGGCAACCCCCACCTTCCGCTCCCAAATCGCTCAGATGATTTCACGAATTGAGAATACCTATGGGCACGTGCAGGAGGCGGTCGCTGACGCAGCGATGAGAACCTCCTACGAGACGATGCTTGAGTCCAACTTCGCGGACCTCAACAACCTTCAGGAGTCAATGACGATGGCCGACAAGACCGCAAAGAACCGCATGAACGAGGGCGACGTCACGCTGAAGCTGACGGGGCTTCCGGACGACCTCGACCTCGAGGCGGTGGGCGTCGACCTCATCAGCGATGATGACGACGAGGGGGCAGGGGACGACGCGGGGGGCGGGGGCAGCGATGATTTCGACTTCGGCGCCGACGACCAGCAGGGCGACGACCAGTCGGCGCAGCTCGAGGCACGCAGCCTCGACGACGACACGATCGTGGAGATCGATGAGCGGATGCTGCATGCCGAGATCAACCGCATGCGTTCGCAGCGCATCCGCGAGGAGCGCACGGGCCCCGAGACGCGTCCCCAGTCGTGGGGCAACGGCCCTGACAACTTCGACAACTTCGGCGGTGGCAAGGACGAGGGTGAGCCCACCGACGCTGAGATCATCGACAAGTCGACGTCGCCCGGGGCCCTGCCCCTCGGCGAGGCCGACGGCGACGATCTCGCCGAGGGCGATGAGCTCGAGGAGGGCGACATGCCCCCGCTCGACCAGCTCGGCAACCGCCGCAAGGAAGACGAGTACGGTCACGCCGTCTCGGACGGCCACGAGACCGACGACTGGAGCAAGCGCAAGACCGAGGGCCTGAAGCGCTTCGCCTACGAGAAGAAGCTGCAGGAGCGGGCGAAGGCGCGCATCCAGCAGCTACGCCAGGAGTCAGCGCAGCCGAAGGCGCGCAAGGATCCCCAGCGCCTGGCCGAGATCAAGAACGAGTACAGGGCCGTCGCCCGACGCTTCAACGAGTCGGTCGAACGTGCCAAGAAGATCAACCGTGATGTGGCCGTTGCCGATCGGAAGATCCGAGAGTCCCGCTCGAATAGCGGTGCTTCACAGCTGAGGGAGGCTCCAGCTACCACGCTCCTCCGCAAGAAGTTGGCAGAGACGAATCTGTTCAACGCGAAGCTGCTCTTCACGAACAAGCTCCTGCAGAACGAGCAACTGACCGCCCGCCAGAAGGCGAGCGTCATCAAGCAGCTCGACGAGGCAAGGACGATTCGTGAGTGCCGGTTGGTCTACGAGAGCCTCACGACCACGCTCGTGAGCTCCACGAGGTCCGTGAACGAGGGCGCTGGCCGCAGGGTCAACGGCTCGAGCTCGCGGCCGACCCGGCCCGCTTCGGCGACCACCCTCAACGAGGGCTACGAAGCCGAACGCTGGGCACGCCTCGCCGGCATCACCGGTCGGTGATGCCTTGAAGCAGTCGTCGTAACCAGCAACCACGGAGAGACACGATGAAGTTTTTCAGCATGGAACAGCTCGCCTCTGGCATCAGGGAGCGGCACGTGGGCGCGGAGCGCGCCCGCTTGGTGGAGAAGTGGAGCCGCACCGGGCTGCTCCGCGGGCTCGACGGCCATCGCCGCGAGATGATGTCACAGCTGCTGGAGAACCAGGCAGCTCAGGTCCTCCGGGAGTCGAACTCGCTGTCCACGGGCGGTGGCAACGTCGCGACGTCCGGTCAGATCCAGGGGTTCTCGAACATCGCGTTCCCGATCGTGCGCCGGGTCTTCGGGGGCCTCGTGGCCAACGAGCTCGTCTCGATCCAGCCGATGAGCCTCCCCTCGGGGCTGATCTTCTACCTCGACTACACGTACGGCTCGAACGTCGGCGGCAACGCTGGCTTCGGCCTGTCGAACTCGGCCACCGCGGAGACGTACCAGCGCGGGCAGTCGATCTACAACACCCCCACCGGAAAGGGCATCCAGTCCGGTTCGCTGGCCACGGGCGGCATGTACGACCTGGTCAACGTGGGGTACACCCGCGTCCACGCCAACAACGAGACGATCTCTGGTTCGAACCTCGCCATCGGCGCCTTCTCGGGCCCGAACGGCGGCTTCGTCGCCAGCGCCTCGCTGCAGACGTCGACGGACTTCTCGGGCACCAACGCCCGGTTGCTGGGCTTCGATCCGCAGATCGAGAACGACCTGACCAACGGCGCGCTCGACGTCTGCTTCCTCCATCTGGACGTGGCGGCCATCCAGGCCGGCATCCCCCAGGGCGACTTCCTCGCGGTGGAGCAGATCAACCTCTACGGCGTCCAGGCGGCGAACAGCGCCGTGGAGTGGGGCCAGGGCTACCAGTCGGGCAAGGGCGTCCTCAACCTGCGCAGGCTGAACAAGCGCGGCAACTTCGTGGCGCCCACGTACACGGCCGGCGGCAACCTGGTGACGGTGGGCAGCTTCACGCCCGCTCCCCTCAACGGTACGCAAGTCCAGTTCGTCCTCGCGCTGACGAACGCGGGCAACGTCCCGACGGTGAACACCGCTGTCCAGAAGGTGTCGATGGCGATCTCCGACGCCCTGGTCGCCGGCGACAGCACCGGCGCGGTGCTGACGATCCCGTCGTTCGAGTCCGACTTCGGTGCGACGCCCTCGCCGGCGATCCCGGAGATCGACATCAAGATCGAGTCCATCTCGATCACGGCGGTGACCCGCAAGCTCCGGGCACGCTGGTCGCCCGAGCTCGCCCAGGACCTCAACGCGTACCACTCGATGGACGCCGAGGTCGAGCTGACGAGCATCCTGTCCGAGCAGGTCGCCCTGGAAATCGACAGGGAGATCCTGAACGACCTGGTGACCGAGGCCCAGCGCATGCAGAAGCAGTTCGCGGCGCGCATGAATCAGCAGGTCCCCCCCACCGAGGCCTTCTACCGCCGGGTGCTCGACGGCATGATCGCCCAGAAGCTCCTGCTCGCCGAGGCGCAGGCCCAGGGGGTCACGGTCACCGACGCGGAGCTCACCGCCCAGCTCGAGCCGGTGCGCAAGCGGATGGGTGAGGACAACTTCAAGAAGGCCCTGGCCAACGACCACATGACCGAGGAGGCGTTCCGCGCCGAGATGCGCAAGAACGCGGTGGTCGACAAGCTCCTCGCCACCAAGGTGGCAAGCACCATCAAGG